GCCTGAGCCGCTTGAAGCGATGAACGGAATGCGCCAGAGAGTTTGACCACTTCCTCTTTGGTTTTCTTTGCCCCGCCGCCTGCTCCAGTAACTGTTTCATCCACAGCGCCCATGCCATCGGCCAAACCAGCGGCTTCAGATGCAAGTCCATCGACTTCGACAATCATGTTGCCGAATTCTTTTGAGGCTCGCCGTGCTACATCAATGAATGAATCAAGACTGATATTTACATTAGGCAATGACACTTTTGATAAATGAACCAAATTGTCATCAGCGGCAGCAACCTCAACACCAAAAACCTGTCGAACACCTTTTGCAACATCTATTGCCTTGTTATAAAAAGTTATTAACGGATTTATTACATTTTCAATCCCTCGTGCAAAGGCATTACCAAAAGCACTTAAACCCTTGATGATGTTATTAAAAACTACAAGTATCCGAATTCCAAAATTATCCGTTGCCTTCATGCCTTGTACGAAAGCCTTTTGTTGAATTGCTATTGCAGTTACAAGGGCTGCGATTGCTAATGGAATCAAGAAAATTCTTTTTTGTAATGCCAAAATTGCTGTTGCAAACAAGCGAATGGTTTTTATGGTCAATCCAATTGCAATAAGGGCTGGGCCGAGGGCTGCCACAAATAAGCCAATTCCGAAAATGTTTTGCTTCGTAGTCGAATCGAGATTGTTGAATCGATCGATGAAGTCATCGATTTTGGGCAGAACCGAATTGGTGATGAAGTTGGCAAATCGCTCAAGAATCGGCAGGAATATCGCCCCGAGGCGTTCCTTCACGTTATCGACCGCGACCTGCATCTTGCCAAAGCCAGTAGCCGTCGCCTCAGCCGTTCCGCCGACCTGAGATTCAACTTCAGCCAGAATCAACTTTTGGGCTTCGAGTGACTGGCCGCTTGCCACCAATGACTTGATTAAGTCCTGCTGTGATTCGGTGAAGTTGATGCCTGAACGACGAAGTGCGGTGACACCACGAATCGGGTCAGATAGTGCCTTGCCTAATTGGACGGCTGCTGAATCGGTAGAGCCGAATACGTTGCCCAAATCAAGCACAGCCTGAGAGGCACGATTGAATATGTCATTGCCTTCGCCTGCGACGTTCTGAACCTGTTTGAAAGTAAGTAGCAGATTAAGACTTGACTGAATCGCCTCATCATCGACGCCAGTCTTGAAAGCCAATGCCTCTGACAATTTGCTTACTTCACTGGCTGCGATGTTCGCTGCGCCGCCAGTGGCCTTGACAATGGCTTCTGTTTGTCTGGTTACCTTTTGTGCCTCAATGGCAGCGTCTACTGCGCCCTTTAGTGCAAAACCGACTCCAGCGACTACGCCTGTGATGACTGCGCCGGTCTTTAGCAAACTATTTTCTACTGCACGAAACCGTCCACCTAGAGTCTGAGCCTGCTTTGATACGACCTGAAACGAACGCTCCGCTGATTTGGAATCGCCAATGAGTTTGACGGTTATCTGACGTTCGTTAGCCACGCGATGCCTTCCCTAATGCGTCCTCGACTGCGTCGATGTAGCGCTTGTAGATTTTGCCACCCATTCGCTTGACCGTCGGAAAGAAAAAGTATCCTTCGCTTCCACGACCAGACCGAGGCGAGCGTTGCGGGAATTGACGGAAATTAGACGAACCGAATTCAGCACCAAAAATCAAATCACCACGAGTCACCCGGCGACGCCCCCGATTACGTAGGGTCTGCGGCCCACCGAGCCTGATGGTCGGTACGCGACCAGCGGCAGTGACTATCCCCTGAGCCGCTAACGCGGCCTGAGCACCTTGACCCGAGGCTGCCAATCTAGATTCATTGACAACTTCCTTCGCGAGTGTTCGACTGGCATTGTTGATATTTTGACGAACATCTTTTGGAAAACGACTAAAGGCTTTGGTGAGTTCGTTCACGCCTTCCACTTTGAAGCCTGTGAAACTTTTGGCCACCAGTCGTCACCTCTTTGGTTTGTTCATCTCTGTCGCTTTCCAACGCAGATAACGCAACATGGTGAAAATCATACGGTCAGATTCCTGCACCAAAAGTGATGGTGCAATGCCAGTCTCACAAGCAAGACCGGCAATTATCCAACTTGCTGAGGCGTCTCCAAAGGGAGTATCTCGTTAGTCTCGCTTCCCAATTCGACGGAATCAACGTCACCAATCCATTCATCGAATGTTTTGGTGGTTTTCTTTCGTCGATTGAGTGAATGCCACGCGAGCCAGCAGATGTCGGTGTATTTGAATTCAACCTCAAACTTTGCCACGCTGCGGCTGAATTGAGCCTCGAAGGCAACCAAATCAGCCGCAGACGCGACGACTTCCTCATTCTTGCCACTGTTGTAAGTGACGCGCAGGTTCATTTTCATACTAGGTCAGGCTCCTCGTTACCGTGCCGGTGGTCGGCCATGTCACCGAAAGCGTAGCAATGTCGCCAACGGATGACGCGAACGGCTGGTACTGGTTGACCAGACAGTTTGCGGTGTATGAGGGGTTTCCAGTGCCAACGGTGGCAGTGGTCGGAACAATCACAACGGTTGCGATTGTGTTGAACAACGGCTGAAGGGTTGCATCCACTTCACCCGCTGCGAAGTCCTGAAAGAACGTGAGCGTGACGGTGCCAGTGCGAAGCCCACCAACGCGAGTACGGAAGCCGCTACCAAATGCAGTGGTTTCCAGATCGTCGCTTTCGAGGGTCAATTCGACTGACTGCAAACGGTCAGACAGGTCAGTGCTGTTGATTGTCACCTTGTAGTCTGTTGCTGCGAATACAGCCATTTTTTCCTCCTATTGTGCAAGCACAGAGACTTCAAACTCTGCGCCCATGTAGGTTATTTCGCCTACGACGATCGATTGATAAGCGGTCATCTCTGTCACTCTTACGTCGAAAGCATTGCCACCGAGGGTCTTATTTCCCTCGATTGCAGCCTTGATGCTACTCGCGCCAGTGGCAGATGCGAAACCATCCAAAAGCGATTGTGAGATTCTTTCCGAGACTCGGCCGACTATGACCTGCACGGTGAATGTGTAAGTGTTGACACCATCGGCGAAGGCTGTGTCGTAAGAAACTCGCTGAGGAATGATTATTGCGACAGGTGGGTTTGGCTGGTCTGGCATGGTGGCCGCATTGCGTAGGCCAGAGATTGTCGCAAGTCTGGTCGCAAGTCCATTGCGGATATTGGTGATTGACATTAGCCAATGCCACGAAGTCGCCGATATGGGTCAATCATCTGAGCCACGTCAGGATCGAGAGACCTACCTACTCGAACAACACCCATGTCGCCGAAACCCAACACACCCAAAGGCGAATCGAGTCGCTTAAAGATTCTTAGAGATTGAATGACGCAGGCCTGTTCGATTGGGTCAGGAATCGATGGCCAACCCCATTGATTTGAGGTGACTCGAACCAAAGCCTCACCGCCCGAGATTGGCCATAAGTAATCGCCAATGGCACGGATTCGTGTATATGGCCAACTGGTCAAACCATCGGCTATTTGGTTGAGTGGTTCTAATTGGTAATCGGTCAAATCCCACGTCGTATTGAAACTTCCATCGGCTTCTAAATCTGTGGCAATGACTAATCCAGCCGTGCCAGCCATATCGTCAATCTGAACCACAAAGTCATCACTAGCGACGAAAAAGCGGGTCGCAGTTCCACCAGCAAAGAATGAACGACCGCAATAGCCGTCGATTAGCCGAGAGGCCGATTCGATGGCTGCATTGATTAAAGCGTCATCGACGGAATCGGTGATACGAGCAGCAGCCTTGACGGCTGACCCAGTGGTGTAGTTGGACATTTGACTCCTAGTTCGGGGTCATTCTATGTCAGATGATGACCGAATCGAGGACGTCATCGATGGCATCCTCCCATGACTGACTCCAGTCAGGCTCTTTGGTGTCATCATCCATGACGGCGACGATACCAATGTTCAGGCGCTTTTCTGTCTCGAATCCACGCCGGAAACGTGTCATCAATATCAATCTCGGTGAATCGCTCGCCAGCCAGATCGTGACCATTCGTCCAACAATGTTGAAGTGCTGCCTCGACTCCGAATCGGTTTAATTCCTGATGGGCAAATGAACGAATTTTGTTGACTAGATATTTGTAGTCACCCATGCTGGTCAGATGCCAGCCACCTTCTAGCAATGGCATTGAGCCTCGTTGCCAGCGTAGTGAATCCACATCCTTGCCTTTGAGGTTTATCCATCGTGAGGCGATGCCACAAACCTCGTCTTTATGAAACCAGTGCAGGCTCATATGTAGTTTCTTTAATTTGACCGCATAGATGAATTCGCCGACCTGTTCGATAAGACTAGGGTCGTACCACTCATCTGTATCCGATAGAAAAACAATCGCATCGTCTGAGGGATTTAGATTCGCAATGGCTTTGCCCACCTGTCGCCTTTGGTGGTAGTCATTCAGCCATGCATCACTAGAACCTTTGCCTTCAATAGGGTGATAAATCAATTTGTCCTCATACGGCTCAAAGCGGTCGTAATGCTCTAAAAATTCATAACGCTTTGGCTTGTCGGTATAGGTGCGGTTCGATTCCACTATGACCATGTAATCCACGTGCGGCAAAATCTCATTCATTCGACCTTCGAGCATGTCCACCTCACCACCGAAAGTGACACCATCGATTACCACGTGACCCACCTCTGACCCCAGTCGCCTTTGTATTTGGCCAGATACTGATTTTCAAGCAATAAATTTTCGCGGTCATGTCTCATCACGACCCCTGTTGCCATGCTGTCTTTTATGTCATCGAACATGATTGTCACCTTCCCAGCCATGTCGCAATATGTCTTGTGCCACGATATTTCGTAATCGATTGATTGACGTTTGCTGGTGACTATCGGAATGTCAATCTGACGCAAAACTTCCATGTCATAGATCCCTAGATACATACCGAACATGAAGGGGTCGGTCGAGAAACAGACCGAACCTTCCTGCTCGAAAGCGGCTGCGATGACTGCTTCATCTTTGATGACGACCGAATCTTGCAAAAATAGGAATCGGTCGAGTGTCGTGTTATCCCTAAGCCAACGAATCTTGCCTAACTCATATGTGAAGTCTGAAAGCACCATGACTTTCGTGTTCGGCATGGATTCCAGACAATCAGTCAACCATGCCTCACGTTTCGGCGTAGTCGCGATGACCACAATCTCATTCAAAGCGGCTGCGAATCTCTGTGGTCGAAATACCTTCTGTGTAATCAAGAAACACGAGTTTTATGTCATGTTCAGTCAACCATTCAGGGGTGAAACCCATTTGCGAGTGATAGTCGCGTGGTGGAGCCCAATCAGAACCAATGGCGATGATGGTAGGCATGATGGTCAGAATCGCTGGCTTCGAGTCAGGCCCACCGAAATTAGGAATCACACGATCTACATAACGACATGCGGCCACCACGTCGTATCGCTCGTCATATGAGCAGACTGGCTTTCGATTCTTGAATTTCTCTATGAATTCATCCTCATTGAGTGAAACGACTACGAGCCCACTGATTCCAGCAACTTCACGACATTTTTTTAGAAATGCCACATGACCGCGATGGAACATATCGAACGTTCCACCTGTATAGACGATCATGTCCACCGATTCTTTCTTATTCGGTCAATACGCCATTCCCCAGACGATAAATCACCCCGACCCCGCTTCGCCTCGAAGTACCTCTGATTGTCTGCGAATGTGTGGTTGTTTCTGGTCGTGAATTCGTTTGATGAATAAAGGGTTGCAGAATTTATGTGACCAACCTCGACACCAGAATCAAGCACTGGCACGCCTTGAACATTGCAGCGATGATGAAAGTCGTTGTCCTCAAAATATCCCGGATATATACCTTCATCGAATAACCCGACTCGCTCCACGACCTTCTCACCAATGGTGAAACAAAAGAATCGACCCGGCACGCCCGAAAGCATGACTGCATCATCTCTGGCTGCCTCATGGATTCGTTGCAGGTTGCCAGATGGAATATCTATGTCGAAATTGCAGATGAGCCAATACTTAGACAGCGGACTTGCCTTGATGCCTAGATTCCAACTTGCAGAGACGCCTAGATTGAAGGGCAGCGAGATTACGTCAACCGCACCTGCAACAGGGCATATCGGTCTGGGTTTCTGGTTTCCGTTATCGATGACAATCAATCTCTCAATCGGATAATCCAGACGGCTTATGAACACATCCAACAATTCATACCGAGTCAAGACTGGCACGATGAGGGTTGGAATCATCAAATCAGTCGTTTCAATGCTGGTTTCCAGTGGGTGTCGTATACGTAATCGGCTAGATACTGTGATGCGAAGTCAATGGCCTTCTGGCTTCGTTCACGCGGTCTCTCGTATGCCTCATGCAATGCTTTGATGATTTGACTGACGTCAGGTGTTTGCAGCCATGACTTCTGAGCGTGATCCCACCACGGTTGACCGTTGACCAGCCAACCATCGCCGACCAATTCAGGTTGCGATGTGTAGTTACTAACTATGACTGGCAACCCACAAGCCTGAGCCTCCACGACTGGAATGCCAAAACCCTCACCCATAGATGGAGCCAATAACACGTCGGCTCGCGTGTAAAGGGTCGCCATTGCCTCGTGTGGCAAGCCCTGTCGCAATGCATACTGATTTATGAATTGGATTTGATGCGGCTTTATGCCACAAGCGGCAGCCAATTCACGCAGATTGATGCCACCCATTGCACCGACGTCCTCTGAATACATGAATAGAACGGCGTCATCGTGTTTTTCGGCAAAAGCAGAAAAGGCCAAAAACGCCTCAGGGAATGACTTACGGCATGGCACTTGACCTTTGTTCGCAGCGACCATAAGCACCATGAATCGATCGTCATCAATTTTCGTAATCTCTTTCGCGGTCATCGTGCCTGTCTCGGCTTTATAAACTTCAGTGGGCTTGAAGGTCGATTCGATGCCATGCGGCACATAGATAACATCTCGGAAACCGGCTGCCTCTAACATCTCGACACCAAACT